AAATAGGTGGTATACCAAACTCAAGTGAAGATATAAAGCAAGCTCACGCTGCTGCCATCGAGATGTATATCAATGAACACGTTGGCTTAATAGAAGATGGAATTTATGGTACTATGTATTTTAACACGACTTTAAATGACTGGTCTAAATTTGATATAACTAAAAGAACAAAGCATGATGCTTCAATAAGTTCTGGTTTAGCTATAATGGCTTGTAATAGGCACTTATACAGAGCTAATCCAAAAATTAAAAAAGAACCGCTAGGTATAAGCATAGCTAAATACAACAACAAAGGATTTCAATCAACAATAATAAAAAATAAAACATGAGAGAGCATTTCGCGAATTTTCCATCACAAGCTGTTAGTGATTTAGAGAAACTTAGTCCTGAATACGGAGAACAAGTTGCAAAAGCTATAAAGCATGAATGGTTTAATGATAACACAAATAAATTCAATGGAAATCTAAATGAGTTTAGAAAGTTGAGATTATACGCTAGAGGTGAACAATCAATACAGAAATATAAAAACGAGTTATCTATTAATGGCGATTTATCTTACTTAAATTTAGATTGGAAACCTGTTCCAATAATATCTAAGTTTGTTGATATAGTTGTTAATGGTATGGCTAATAGAACTTGGGAAATAAATTGTTTTTCTCAAGATCAGTATGGTGTAGCTAAAAGAACAGCATATATGGATTCATTGCTACAAGATATGGAGACTAAAAAATATAATGACTTAATTAAGGAATTATTTGATTTCAATATCTACAACAACCCACCAGAACAGTTGCCTGAAACTAAAGAGGAACTACAACTACACATGCAGCTGAACTACAAGCAAGCTACTGAGTTGGCAGAAGAGCAAGCACTAAATGTCTTGTTTGAAGGAAGTAACTATGAATTGATAAAAAGAAGAACACTATATGATATTGTAACTGTAGGTATAGGTGCTACAAAAACAACGTTTGATTGGAGTGAGGGTGCTAAAGTTGAGTATGTTGATCCAGCAAACTTAATATGGTCACACACTGAATCGCCGTATTTTGACGACTTGTATTACGTTGGCGAAGTCAAACATGTACCCATAAATGAGTTGGTTAAGGAGTTTCCGGAGTTGTCTGAGGAAGAAATAAAAGAACTAGTAGAATACTCACACGATCCAATAACTAACACTCCAAATAGAGACAAGAACCAAGTACATGTATTGTATTTTAATTATAAAACTCACTCAAACGACATATATAAATTAAAGAAAACCGGAAGTGGTGGAGAAAAAGTTATTCAAAAAGATGAAAATTTTAATCCACCTGAAGACAAACAAAAAGAAGGTGAATTTGAAAAACTAGAAAGAGTTGTTGAGGTTTTATTCGAAGGTGTTTATGTTTTAGGTTCTCAGAAATTATTAAAATGGAGAATGGTTCCTAACATGATGAGAACAAAGTCTGATTTTGCTAGAGTTAAAATGAACTATCAAATAGTTGCTCCAAGAATGTATGAGGGTAGAATAGAGTCTTTAGTTAGTAGAATAACGGGTTTTGCTGACATGATTCAACTAACCCACTTAAAACTACAACAAGTGATGGCTAGGATGGTGCCAGATGGTGTTTATTTAGACGCTGATGGTTTAGCTGAAATTGATTTGGGTAATGGAACAAACTACAATCCACAAGAAGCTTTAAACATGTTCTTTCAAACTGGTAGTGTTATTGGTAGAAGTTTCACTTCTGAGGGTGATCAAAACCCTGGTTCTATACCTATACAACAAATACAAAATGGAGCTAATGGTGGAAAACTACAGGCTTTGATACAGACATACAACTATTACCTACAGATGATAAGAGATGTAACCGGACTTAATGAAGCTAGAGATGCTGCTCAACCAGATCCAAACGCTTTAGTAGGTGTTCAAAAGATGGCGGCCGCAAACTCAAATACAGCAACAAGACATATATTACAATCAATGTTGTTTTTAACAGCTGAAGCAGCTGAAGCCTTATCCCTTAGAATAGCTGATATAGTAGAGTATTCACCTACTAAAAATGCTTTTATTCAGGCTATAGGCGCTCACAACGTCGCAACTTTAGAAGAGTTATCAGAACTACATCTTTATGACTTTGGTATATTTATAGAATTATTACCAGATGAAGAGGAAAAGGCAATGCTTGAAAACAATATACAAGTTGCGTTGAGTCAAAAGATGATTGATCTTGACGATGCTATAGATGTTAGAGAAGTTAGGAACGTTAAGTTAGCTAATCAACTATTAAAGATTAAAAGAAAAGATAAGTTACTAAGAGATCAACAATTAGCTCAACAAAACATGCAAGCACAAGCTGAAGCAAATGCCCAACAACAACAAGCTGCTGCTCAAGCTGAAGCTCAGAAAAACGAAGCTAAAGCTCAAACAGAGATGATGATAGAGCAAACTAAAGGTGAAATGAAAATAAAACACCTTCAAGAAGAGGTTAGACTAAAGAAAGAGTTAATGGCCTATGAATTCTCATTAAACTCGCAATTGAAAGTTCATGAGATGAACCAGAATTTAGACATAGAGAATATGAGGGAAAGTAGGAAAGACAAGAGAGAGTCTATGAAAATGAAAAATCAGAGGAAGATAGAGAAAGAAAGAAATTCGGCTAAATCCGTTAAAAGATTTGAGTCGTCAGGTAATGATATACTTACAGGAGACGCCGGTATTGATCGGTTTTAATCCTAATTTTTAATATTTTATAAAATTTTATTATGGCAGAAGAAATAAAAAAGGTTGAAGAAACCAAGGTTGAAGAACCTAAAAAACCAGAAGTTACAAAAGTTGATCTTAAGAAAAGAGCTAAAGATTTAACTCAAAGCGTGACTAAAGTTAATTTATCAGAAAAAGTAAATGAAGACGATGGTGTTAAGGAAGCATCCGATGAAAATGTTGTTGTTGTTAACCCAGACGTTGAGGAGGTAAAAGAAAAAGAAGAAACAAAAGAGGAAACTCCAGTTTTACAAGAGGTTACAAATGAACCAGCTAAAGTTGAAGTTCCTAAGGTTTCTACAGAAAATCCTAATCCACTAAATAGTCTCCCAGAAAAACTACAAAAAGTAGCGGAGTTTATGAGTGATACAGGTGGTGATTTAAATGACTACGTTAATTTAAATAGAGATATATCTAAATTAGATGACTCTGAAGTTTTAGAAGAATATTATAGATCTACTAAATCTCATTTATCACCAGAAGAAAGAAACTTTATATTAGAAGAAAAGTTTAGTTATGACGAAGACACTGACGATACTAAAGATATAAAGAGAAAGAAAATAGCCCTCAAAGAGCAAGTTGCCGAGGCTAGAGCCCACTTAGACAGGCAAAAGTCTAAATATTATGAAGATATTAATCGTGGTGGTGGTTTAACAAAAGATCAACAAGAAGCGATTGAGTTCTTTAATAATTACAACAAGAAGTCTGCAGAACAAAAGCAGAGAGATGAAAATAGTAAAAATGTATTCTTTAAAAAAACCGATTCAGTTTTTAACGAAGATTTCAAAGGTTTTGATTATCAAGTTGGAGATAAAAGATTTAGGTTTAATGTTAAAGATGTAAATGAAGTAAAGACAACTCAAAGTGATATCAATAATTTTGTTAGCAAGTTTGTTGACAAGGATACTGATACAATAAGTGATGCTAAAGGTTATCATAAGTCTTTATTTACAGCTATGAATGCCGATGCTATTGCTAAGCATTTTTATGAACAAGGAAAAGCTGACGCAATAAAAGATACTATTGCTAACGATAAAAACATTGATTTAACTCCACGTCAAACACATGGTGAAGTTAATTCTAGTGGAATAAAAGTTAGAGCTCTAGGTAATTCTTCTAAAGATTTTAAGTTTAAAATTAACAAGAAAAAATAACTTTAAAAAAATATAAATTATGGCAATTAATCCGGGCGATAGTTTAAATAGTGTGCCAAACGTAAGGCAACAAGCACTATCTACAAACTATCTAGATTTTACTGCGACAGCCACAGCTGGCTGGGCGCAACAATACCTGCCTGACTTAATGGAAAAAGAAGCTGAAGTTTTCGGTCAACGAACAATTTCAGGTTTTTTAGAAAAAGTTGGAGCAGAAGAAGCAATGTCTTCAGATCAAGTTATTTGGTCGGAGCAGGGTAGATTACACTTATCATACTATGGTAAAATGGCTGGTGGTACTGGTGGTAATCAATCTGCTGGAGATATCTTAATTCAATTTGATATTGATTCAGCTGAGGGTGCTAACGGTGGTTTAGCTACTCACGGTATTAGAGTTCACGATACAGTTATCGTTGCTAACAGTGAAGCTGTTGCAAAATGTTTAGTTACTGCTGTTAGTGGTGCGACAATTGATGTTGCTCCTTATGGTTCAAACGCAACATTATCTGCTTGTGGTTTTACTGATACATCTACTAATAAAGGTTATACTGTATTAGTTTATGGTTCTGAATTCAAAAAAGGTGTATCTTACTTCTCTAATGATGGTTCTGGTACTTCGAACACTGTTGAATCTTCAAGAGGAGCTAACGAGCCACAGTTCAAAACTTACAGTAATAAACCAATCATATTAAAAGATTACTACGAAGTATCAGGATCTGATACAGGTAGAATTGGTTGGGTTGAGATTACTGGAGAAGAA